GGCCCAGACCGCTGCCGGTGGATTTGCGAGTTACCCTTTTTGTTGGCTTCGCCTGCTGACGGTCTTCCCGCGTCATCACATGCGAGTTTTGATCCAGCGACGCGGCCCAGGGTGGCGGGCTGTCCCACGGAAACGGCCGGCGCGGGTCCGCAGGCCCGAGCGAGTAGGCCAGCGCCCAGATCATGTTCCAGAGGTCGAGCGCTTCGTTTCGCGCCCGCATCTTTTTCCACTTCCCGTTTGGCTGGCGCACTTCGGCCCGCAGTTCATCAAACCACCACGATTTCAGCCAATCCGGAAAGTGCATGAAGGTCGGCCCCGGCTCCGCGCGGCGCATGGCCGCAGCGATCATGTCCTTAAACCGATCCGCGTGAAACAGCAGCAGCGGCACATCCCGCATCCGCTTCCCGCGCGGGTCACGCGCGAACGTCCGCTGCACGTTGTCCCGAATCGCGGTGTCGCCCTTCCCGAGCGTCACCCGGTCGCCGAAGCCGGCGGCCCTGCAGCGCCGCAGCCAAGCGGCAGCCTGCGGCGACACACCGGCTTCGCCGCCGTAGTCGACAATCGTGTGCAGCACCCGAAGCTCGCGCTCGCCGCCCAGCTTGTAGGTGCTGTTGATGACCCGCGCGGTCAGCACGTCCCAGTCCTCAGGATAGGCGGCCGGGTCGATCCGGTGATCCTCGCCGCGCGCGCTTTCGGTGATGTCGTAGCGGTCCACGATCGCGCTTTCCATGTCCACGCCGATCGCGTGCACCTGAACCACGAAGCGCGCCTTTTGCCCGCCCTGCACATCGACGGCCGCGAGCAGGAACCGCGCCCAGTCCGGCACCGTGAACCGCTGCAGCGGCTCCAGCCGCGACTCGACCGTGTGGCCTGCCGTCTCGACCAAATGCCTTGGCAGATAGGGCATCCCTTGGTCGGTATACGTCGACGCCTCCAGCGCGTCTTCGGAGCCGGTGAGCGCATATTGGCGCACGCCCTGCAGATACTTGAGCAGGATGCCGCGCCAAGTCTGGTAAGCCGCCGCCACGCCGCCCATCCAGAAGCTGGCGATGGTCGATTTCGCAGCCTTGCCGCTGATGTTGCCCTCGCGGTCGATTGTCTCCCCGTCACGCAGCCAGACGCCGGCCGTGTTCATTGCGTTTTTGTGCTCGCCCTCGATCCGGCTGCCGCAATGCGGGCACCAGACAAACGCGTGCTGCTCGGCCAACTCGGTGATGTCGGCGGTGCGGATCATGTCGACCAGATCCGCAAACGGCGGCAGCGTGACGAACAGATCGAGGCCCGGCTTCGCCTCGAAGAACTCGCCGCAATCCGGGCACGGCCAGTACCAGCGGTGACGATCACCCCGGTTGTAAATTCCCAAGATGCCGGACGTCGGTGGCGCCTCATGCGGCGTGGCCGGTCGCCAGCCGGGGTCGGTCAACTGGCGCTCGGGCGAGGACTCCACCAGCGTCATGCGCCTGGACATCAGCGTTTCGGTGCGCTTGTGGGCGGTGTCGTAGATTTCGCCACCCATGCCGATCTTTCCGGTGAAGCGGTCGTAGTCGGTCAGCGCCACGTAGCGGTAGGTGGTCGCCGCGAGCTCGGACGGCGACGGATGCGCGAACCGCACCGCCATTCCGTGCTTGAACACCTTGAGGTGGATCGTGTCGTCGTGCGCCCTGGGCGACTTGAGCGCCCGCAGTTTCGGGCTGGCCTCGATCGCCGGCTCGACATCGAGCTTCGACAGCAGCGCCGACTTTTTCTCGGTCATGTGCATAATCATCATGCGGCCGATGTCGTTGGTCATCGCGTGCGCGAGCCAGCCGAGAATCAGCGCCGCCGTCTTCCCGGTTCGCGCCGGCCCGACGAAGCACACCGACTCGTAGTAGCGCGAGGCCAGCATGTCCATCGGCTTGACCATGTACGGCACCGGGTCCGGCGTCCACGGTCCCGAATAGCCGCCGGCGTCGCTCAGGTACAGCGCCTCGGCCGCGCCGACCGACACCGGCACCCGGCGCGGGCGTTCCAGCGCACCCAGGCAGTCTGGAAGGTCTTGCGCGAACTGCGCGAAATTACTCACCCGAGATCCTCGACAGCTTCGACCGCAATTCCTCGAGCTGCGCGTCGACCTCCTGCTCGGCCAGTTCGGCCTGGGCCGGCGTCAGGCCAACCGACCGTTCCAGCTTGTCCGGCAGCGATCGCATCTGCTCGGCGAACACGGCGATCGCCGTTCGCACAACTCGCAGCACCTCGGCCCGCTCGTAGAGCTCGGCGGTTTTGAGCCGGAACTCGACCTCGGCCATCTTCGCCTTGTAGACCTCCCTGTGCGCCTTCGCCTCGGCGAGCACACCATACGAGTCCCGCTTGGTCGGGTCTTGGTTTTTCTGGCTGAACCCCTTTGGCCGTCCCGCGCCTGGGCGAGCGCCGCCATGTTGACCAGGAGTGGGCTCGATGCTTTCAGGCACCGCGCTACCTCATCCCCGCCATCTTGTGCGTCTGCAGCGACACCCGCCACCCATGCAGCCCGGCGGCGTCGACGCACAGGCGCGTGGCCCGCTTTGACAGGCTGAGCGGCTGCAGCCAGACGGGCACGCACGGATGCGCGTCCACGAGAAGCGCCTTCAGCGTCTCGATGTCGCTTTCGCGGCTGACCGGCATCTTGATCTCGCTGGCGAGCCGCAGCATTTCCGGACGCACCGCGAGCCCGCCCGGCATCCCAACCTTCGGCGAAACCGTCCACCAATCGACGGCCCGCGCCAACTCCGGGCCAGCCGCGACCGTTCCCGATGTCTCGACCTGGACGACGAACGGCAGCGCCTCGACCAGCGGCAGCAGGTCCTGCTCCAACGGCTCGCCGCCGGTAATCACCACATGCTGGACGTTCTGCGCGGCCACCCAATCGCACAGCATGTCGACGCTCGCAGAGGCCACCACGGCCGCTTCTTTCGACGCCTCGACGAGCGCCTGGAAGTCGACCGGCTCGACGGGATCGCGCCAGGTGTACGGCGTGTCGCACCAAGGGCAGCCCACCGAGCAGCCGTGCAGCCGGATGAACGCGGACGGCGTGCCCGTGTGGCTGGCCTCGCCCTGCACCGAGCGGAAGACCTCTGAAATCCTATATCTCATAGACGGCCGCACACTTCCGGGTTTCCTCGACCACGCAGCGGGCCAGCGCCACCCCGGTTCCCGCGAGCTGCTGCGGGCCGACCGTCTTGACGAGGTATTCCGCCATGTTTTCGGCTGTCGGGTTGAACGGCACCGCGACCACCGACTCGGGCGAAAGCTCGCGCATTTGCTCGAGCAGCGGGTCGCGCTCCCACATCAGCATCTTGTGGTCCCACTCCTGCTCCAGCCACTCGCACAGCAGCGCCTTGATGACGCCGAAGTCCAGCACCCGCCCGACCGAATCCAGTTCGCCGTAGCACTCGAACGTCACCCGGTAGTTGTGCCCGTGGATGAATCGGCACTTGTTTTCATGGCCGACCACCCGGTGGCCGCATGAGATGTCGTGATACCGCGTTGCCAGAATCATGCTCGCCTCGCTTCGTAGTCGCGCCGATCTTCCTCGGCGTTCGCGTGAACCTCCCAGGGAAACAGCACCCACTCGGAGCCGATGTCGTTCAGCACTGAGCGGTAGCCGCGCGTTTCGAACTCGCGCGTGGCCCACACCCAGAACGGCCCGGCGCCTGGATGGCGCTCCATCAGGCCGCGGATCGTCTGCCCCGAGTCGTAGATGTCATCGACCACCAGCACCCGAGCGCCTGGCGCATCGACCATCGGAACCCCGAGCCGGTGGCTCAGTGCGACGGCGAGCGGCAGGCCGCCGCGCGGCACCCCGTAGACGCCGCTCAACTCGATGCCTCGGCAGCGGTCGGCCACATAGGCCACCGCCGAGTCGAAGCCCGCCCACGACAGCCGGATCATCGCTGGAACCCCGAGCCCTTGATGGCGTCCAGGAACTCGGCCCGCGCCGCCGGCGACTCGCGCAGGATGCCGCGCAGGATGGATGTGGTCATTTCGGAGTCGGGCTCTTTCGCCCCGCGCCAGGTCATGCACAGATGCCGCGCCTTAATCATGACGCCCAGCCCGCGCGGCGTGATGAGCCCTTCGATTTCATCGGCCAGCTGCACCGCCGCTTCCTCCTGGATCTGCGGCCGGCACATGATCCAGTCCGTCAGCCTGGCGAACTTTGACAGCCCCATCAGCTTCTCGCCCGGTATGACCCCAATCCAGGCCCGCCCCACGATGGGCACGAGATGGTGCGAGCAGAGCGAGCGCACCGCGATCGGCCCGACCGTGTAGAGCTCGTCGAGCTTCCGGGTGTTCGGGAACACGGTCACGCGCGGGCGCTCGTCGTAGCGGCCCTTCATCGCCTCGTCGACCATCATCCGGGCGATTCGGTCGGGCGTGCCTCGGGTGTTCGGATCGACCTCCCAGTCGATTCTGAGCGCCTCCAGCATCGCGGACACATGCCGGGCCACCTCGGCCCGCATCTGCGCCCTGTCGGCGTCTGAGAGCCCTTCCACGGGCTCGTTCGCGAGCGTCTTCATCGTTCTGCTGCCTCCAGTGGGAAAAATCTGTGGACTTCTAGGCCGGGATGGCCTATAAATAGGTTAAGAGAACTTAAACCGCAGCCAGGAGCAGACGCCATGACGCATCCCACCCCCAGCCGCATCTTCGACCTCGACCAAGCCGACCACGTTGCCCGCGAGTACGCGCTCCAGCACCCCGAGCTTGGCGCCCTGGACGAATTCGAGCTGACTCGCACGGGCGCGGTATACGGATTCGAGCACGGCGCCATCGTCGTCACCCCCGACCTGCTGGTGCTTCCGGTGGAGGAAGTGTGACCTCGGAGCCGACCTCGCCATCCTCGAAAACCGAGACCCTGCAGGCCCGCCCAAACCGGCGGGCCATTTTTTCGCCCAGCCGCCGCGCCATCGTCTCGCAGCTTGCCGCGCCGAACTCGACTTCGCGGTCGTCGTGCCCGACCGGCATCGACGCCTCGACATGAAACAGATGCCGGTGGCGGCTGCCGAGATATTCCCGCTCGCCGCTCGCGCCAGGCCAGTGGTGCCAGCCCTCAGCCGTAAACCGAACCGCGATCCAGGCCTTCACAAATACATTCCAGGGTCGCACCCGAGCGCGCGGTATTCGGCCTCGATCGCCCGCCATTGCCGGGTAATCATCGACGCCTCATAAGCGCCCATAGCGATCCCCTTGGCGTGCCCGTCCGGGGCATCGGCCGGCGAATCGTAGTTGTAACGAAACTCTGGCCCGAGGTGCGAATAATTCTTCAAGGCGGTTTTCGGGACCAACCCTTTATGCCAGCGCACCGTCGCGAGCCAGGTTGAGCTGTCGCAGGAGTTGATGGGAAACGCATTCAGCGCCTCGTTTGCCGTGTACCCGAGTAAGTGAATCCAGAGATCGGGATACCGCCGGCGCCGCTCCCAAGCGGTCGCCAGCAAGCGCTTTCGGGTGTACCGATCGGCCTGCACGACATTCCCGAAACAGATGCGGTCGTACTTTTCGGCCAGTTCATCGAAATAGTCCCAGCCATCGTTCAGCGGATGGTAGACCGGGATCGGCCGCAGGCCCATCGACTCGAGCCGCTCGCGCGTCCGAATCTTGTTGTCGCGCCCACCTTGATCGATCTCGATGTAACCCCAACAGGTTTTTTCCAGCGTGCGCACAATGCGGCAATAGTCGCCGAACAACTTGTCGAAGCCTTCAATTTCCTCTGGCGCAAGCGCAAGCGCGTCGTTCATCTTGACGCCGTGGTTTCTCGCGTGCTCGTTTGTCAAATTGAAAACACCCGAGTCAATAAACACGGTTTTGCCGGCCGCGCCCCAAGCATTGACTTGGCTGAGGCTTTTTTCCGACCTGATCTCGTTTACAGCAACCAGTAAATAGTTTTGGGAATCCGCCGCCGCTTGTAAGTTATCAACGCCTGAAGCGATGAAATAGATCATCTGCTCTTTTGGGTCCCATCGGCCGCCAGTTTTCACTCGTTCAACCATTAGCCTTCCTCACATGATCTTCGCCGTAAACCTCCGCATAACGATCTAGGATGTGACCGGCCACGTATTCGTCTGGTTGCACCAGCAGGAACGGAAACTGTTTGGCTTTTTCCGATAAAGCCACAAACGGGCCGGGATAGGGGCAGAACACAACGCCTTCGGCCAGGTACTGACTCCATCCGGGCCATGCGGTTAACACGCAGTCGGAGACAAGAATATGGCGATCACCCAGCCGCCAGACATCGCCTTTAGCGACCTGGTGCTTTGGCTCGGCAATCGAGACATCCACGACATCCAAAATACTTGTGGCCGTCTCACCGCCTTCGCCTTCGCCTTCGCCGCTGCCATCACCGGAATAATCCGAGAGCAGGTCGGAAAGCTCGTCTGCATCGAAGCCCAGCAGGTCCATCTCGAATTCGAGCGCTTTCAGGTCGCCCAGCTCAAGCGCCAGCATTTCGGCGTCCCATCCTGCATTCAGCGCCAGGCGGTTGTCCGCGATGATATACGCCCGCTTCTGCGCTTCGGTCAGGTGCGACAGCCGGATCGCTGGCACCTTGTCCATCCCGAGCTTGCGGGCGGCCAGCACCCGACCGTGCCCGGCGATGATGCCGTTTTCCTCGTCGATCAGCACCGGGTTCGTGAACCCGAATTCCCGGATCGAGGCCGCGACCTGGGCGACCTGCTCGTCGCTGTGGGTCCGCGCGTTCCGGGCGTATGGAATCAAATCTTCGACCTTCACCTGGCGGATATTCCTCCTACCCCCCTTATCAAGAA